ATTTCATTCATGTCTTGATCAGAGTTCTTGGCAACCCATTTACGCATATCGGTAAATTGCTTTGCTTTAAGACAACGAAATAGATCATCAATAGATTCTTGAGCAAGATTAACAAAGATACCTTCATCGATTTTACCAGAAGCAGCATATGATTGTAATTCAGTTAGTACACGTCGGAAATCCGGAAAGTGTTTCTCAATTACTTTAGCAACAACCTTAGGATCGTATTCAACTTCTTCTTGGTCAAGTATTCCCTTAACTCGTTTAAAGAATTCCATTGCCATCTGTGGACGGTCAGCGGTATCAATAGAGAAGTCTACTTCAGATAACCTTGAACGTAATGGACTGATAATACGATTCTTGAAATTACAAGTAAAGATAAATCCACAGTTAGAAGAGTATTCTTCAATAAAGTTACGTAGAGCTGGTTGGACGTTAGCAGCATTTAGATAATCTGCTTCGTCAAAAATTACATACTTACGACCTGTACCTGAAAGAGATACTGCGGAAGCAAATGTTGAGATGTCGTATCGGAGAGTATCAATATTAACATTAAGAGAACCATTCTTTACGATATAATCGCAACCTAGTTCATCGAGCATTGCCTTGGCGATTGTAGTTTTACCTACACCAGGACCACCTGTTAATAATAGATTTGGAACACTACCGTCTGATACGAACTTGCGGAAGGATTCTTTGATCTTGTTTGGGAGAATAGTATCTTTAACCACTTGTGGCCGATATTTCTCAACCCATAAGACTTCGTTTGATTTTGCATCAATCATAATTCACCATAACCATAATATAAAATAAAAATATTCGAGAAAATCAGCAGGGGTAATTTCTTACCCCCACCTCTCGAGAAGTGCCTACTAACTAATTAGATTAGTCAATAAGTTTACCAGCCAAACCTTCGACTGATGTATCAACGCCTGCATCCTGTCCACCCAATTCTTGAGTATCTGGTTGCTTAGGACCTTTCTGTCTTAGGAAAGTTTCGAGTTTATTTCGAAGAGTTCCTACACCGGCAAGTTCTTGCCCTTGGAATCCACCGCGCTGTGAGACTACGTCAATAATCTGCAACACAGTTGATAAATCTCCAAGAGTGATTACCACCTCTTGTTCTTGGCCTTCTTGTTGTTGGCCAAAGTTACCATTTACTGGTTCATTCATAATTTTTACCTTTAAAGTTTGTTATAAGTCGACTTTGAATCAATAGCTACGTAATACGTAACACCTTCGCCTTTAAATTCTGAGATACCTTTTGAACAAAGCGTAACCTCATAATCTATCGGCATTAGTTTCAGATTATCAGTTTTAATGATAATTTGGAACTCATCGGCAGTCTCCCCAATTTCGATACCAAAGTCATCTGCACCGTTGTTGGAACTGTCGATTGCTTTCAGATAGCATTTGCCGCCTTCGCCTACAAACGCAATCTCCGAAAATTGTAATACCCCTGCTGCCTTCAATACTGAAGACAAATCTCCGTTACTTACCGATACACAAACATCAGCTGAAGGAATAGTGATTTCCTTTTCTGGTGGAGTATGGATCATTGAGAGATCGGCAAAAACATACTTGGTACGTCTTTTGCCTTCTGATATAATAAAGTATTTATCATTAAACTCTACATCAGGATCGTTATACAGAGATAAAATAGACAAAAATCTTGATAGATCGTAAATACAAGCATCTGACGGGATTGTATCAGGAATGTTTGCGATCGCAATCAATGTCTTCTCTGGAGTTATGGTCTTAAGAACACTACCACTTGCCATCAAGATTGACTTGTTGATAGAAGTAAAGCTTTTTAGGACCGTCAAGGTTTCGTTAGAAAATTTCATTATATAGATGTCTCCATTTAGTTTTTTATATTGTAGTATATTATAACACAGTTATTTGGTTTTGTCAATAGGATTATAGGTTTTTCTATTAGATTTTACATCAGCAGTTGCCGTTACACCTAATTGGCCCAAACTTCCCATATCACCTTTAAAGATATAAGAACCTACGTGGTTGAGTTTCATCCAAGGACACATCCATACTGAGAGATCAGCTTTACGAGCCATCTTACAGAAGAAGTAATCTTCGGATAGGTACCTTCTTGTTTCTGGGTCAATGACACAGTCAAAGAAAGCGTGAATATCTCGAGTACCGTCAAATTGCTCTGTTCTAACGTGATCTGGTTTGTATGCAAATTCAGGATAGGTGTCACGATACTTCTCTAACGCCTGTCTTGTAATTAACATAAACCCAGTACCACCTTCGGCAACTTCAACAGGTTCTGAGAGTTTAAATGATTTCGATCCTTGTACTGGATTGAAAACAAAATCTGAGGTAAACTTTTCTAAGTCGAATGGATTCTCTTTACCAAATCCACCATGATGTGCTGCTCTTGATACCTTCTCCCAAGCAATTGTCTTTTTAGGATATGGACCACATACAATATCATATTTCTCTGGGTCTGAAACCTGTAAGGCAAGCAAGGCTAAAGCATCTCTCGGATCAAATCCAATGTCAGCATCAATAAACAATAAGTGAGTACAGTCAGATCGTAAGAACTCATCTACAATATAGTTTCTTGCTCTTTGAATTAAACTTTCATTAAACAAAAAGTAATACTTGAGTGGGATCTTATGAGTTGATGCTAACATGCTCAGGTCATTTGTTGACTTAGTATATAAACCAGTACATTGACCACCATACATTGGTGTACCAACGAATAGTCGTTGTTTCTGTAGTTCTTCAGTTTTTACTTCAAGCTTCATACTCTAATTTGCTCCAAATCGTTTTCTGCTCGGACAATTGATTGTAGTCTTAATACGTCAGCCAATATATCCCACGAGCTATCATGTGCTTTAAATACCGAATCCCACTTCTCATCATTTTCACAAGGTGCAAATCCATTCTTCTTTAATTCAAAATTGAACTTTGCGTCAATGTAAGTTCTTGTGTCTCTTACTGAATAGAACTTAAGGTGCGAATTCATGTGTTGTTGTTTACCTTGAGAGGCGTATAACCTAGCAAGAATGATTGGATCAAACGTATTTGATCTTGACCACCAATATTTAATCTTTGGAGAATCAATAAGGAAATCGGTAAACTGTTTAACGAAATCCTCAACAGAAAGATCAGAAGTCTTAGGAGCAATGTTTGCCCTTACTTCCTTACTCTGTTCACTCCAAAACTTTAGAGTAGATTCATTGATTTTCCAACCATACTTTTGCACTTGTTCTTTAACGTTAAGTTTAAACTTCCGACACTTAGAGATATCACTTAATGTGTATGGATCGTCAGAGACCATCTTATCCCAATCGAATACCATTGCCGATACGTCAATCACTGCACAATCAGTTACATCTTGACCCATTGTCTCAAAGTCGAAGATTAAATCTTTTCTCATACTATATTCCTTTGTTTAATATACTATTATAACACAGTTTAGTCATTGTGTCAACAGTTTTATGAAAAGAATTCAGTTAAATTTGGACGCATATCTTTTCCAAGAGGATCCATATGAATTTCTTCTTTGTGGTTGTTTTGACGCAGGAATGTTGTATCAGATAGTTCTAATTCACCACGAAGGAACTTAGCAATTTCACCATGAATACTAGCAGATGTAGGAACAGGTACGTTTTGAGCAATATGATTTACTTTCGTAACACCACCAACAAGTTCAAAATCTTCAGGGAATCCCATCATGTGTAATGCTTCACGAATTGTCATTGATCTTTCGTGTACAGGATGAATTGAATCAACCATGTTACGACCAATCACTGCATTCATATATTCACCAAAGACATGAACCGAACCATCCCAAATACCTTTGCCATCAGCAAACTTCATAATAGCGTGGTCAGACAGTTTAACGCCTTTCTCATTACCAGTTTCATGGAACCATTTATTGGCTTCTTCTAACATGCCGTTACGTTGAACCCATTGGAAAGTTGATTTAATATCTTCTTCAATACAGACTACACGAGGATCACGATTAGTTTTTGCTTTGATGAATTTGTAATAAGGTTCAGTACTAATATTCTTATTAATAATCAAGTCGTGTTGTAACGCACCTTCAGGAATCTCGGCGAGATGATCTTTAAATGTTTTGCGATCTTCTTTGAACCAATTCATAACTGGCGCTGTTTTTGATTTCCATCCAACAGCAAATGTACGATCTCTTGCTTGAGGTAGACCATGATATTTAGAAGATGTTTTATATAGAGTCAAACTATATCCACGTTCTTCACAAATCTTATAAAGGTTTTCAGCAACGCCTTGACCTTTCTTTGTATATAATGCAGGAGCGTTTTCAACTACAACAACCTTTGCACCAAGACGGTCAATGCCATCTTCAAATACCTTATACATCCATTCGTTCTTTGCACAACCTGAACCTTTTACTTCTTCAGATTTGCCAGTGTTCAATTGAGATAAAGCAGCACAAGGTGGAGTACCAGAGACAACATCAACCTGTCCTCGTGGTTCTTGACCGTTGCCTGCGTCTAGGAGTACATACTCAAGACCTTTAGTGTGAGTGACATTCTGATAATTCAGATAGTGTCCATCGTTTGCTCCGAAACCTTCATACGAATATACTGCTTCGGGTGGATTACCAAAAGCACGTTCTGCTCCAAGCATTTGTCCGCCGATTAAAGGCACGAGAGGCGCCCATGTTATTTTCTGTGTCATTATTCAACTCCATTACGAAAAAATTTAATTGTTCTATTATTAATTATAATTCCAAACCGGCGAACTGTTTTACAAAGTGTTTAACTCGATTATGTAAAAACGATCCATCAAATAGACCATCGCTTTCTAAGAATCTCCAAAGTTTATCTTGTATAGCTTTACGTTCTTCAGGGTTTGATTCAAGGTAATCTATTTTTTCCCACATATCCTCAGCACTCTCAATTCTCAATATCTTAGGTATCGGTAAAATACTTTCAGTATCGTATCCTGGGTGAAAGAATGGAATGATACCATATACTATCATCTTCCAAAATTTCTGAGTGACAAAGTTACCTGTAGGTTGATGCGGTGGTGGAATGATTGTATACTTTGTTCTATAAAATTCATCTTCCACTTCAGCAATTCTTTTTTCCTCAAACATATGTGGATACTGAGTTGTAAATTCTTCAGCCCATTTTCCATATACTTTAACATCGGTACGTCCTTTATCAAGAAACCAGTCTTTAATAAATCCGTCTCGAGATTGACCACCATTCAAACCAATAGTGAATAAGATATCCTTATCTATATCTCTCCAATCAACTTTCTTTTCATCAAGCATAAAGATCGTTTCAATAGCAGCATACCTGTGATCTTCTTCAACATCTGTTCTGTTTAAAGAATCGTTATATGCAGCAATTCTTTTTGTTTTAAACTTACCTTCAGTTTGACTCATTACAACTTTAGGTTCATTCAATATATCTCTTGCGATAGAAGGAACATATTTTGGATCTCCA